AAAATTACTGTTTCAGTATTTGTTGGAATATTTCCTGATGTAAAAGTTACAGATCCACCATTTGCATTACCAACACCAGCAACTGTGTAATGTGTAGTTATTGTTTTAACAGTTTCAGTTCCATTGCTGGACCTGATGATAACTTCTATATCATCTTGGTCAGTAACTTTAAAAGTATAGTTAAACTGTGTAGTAGAATTATCTCCACTATAACTGTTCTTGATTGTAGTTGTTGAAATAGTCAATTTAATTTACCTCTTGATTACCTTGTTGTTTTTCCCATTTCTTAGTTGCAAGTTTTTCTCCTCTTGCTTCAATATTGTTCCATAAAGGATTAAGCTCAGGATCTTTGAATGCACTTGATATATCTTTTTTCGCATTCTCAACTGCTTGCTTAAACATTGTCAGTTTATAAGTTTGATCTTGTTCTTCCTGATAGTCTTTTGAATTAATTAATTCTGTTAAATACTGCTTTGTTAATCTTCCTGTCTCTCTTTGAAGCAATGCGTATTCTTGTTCTTTCAATGGAAGTCTAACTGGTATTCCATAGTCCAGTTCTCCATATCCAATTTCAAAAACTGTAATTGCTATTTTTTTTCTAACTGGAATAGGTTTATAACCAATCTCTATTGCTTCTTTATTTATCTCACTTTCATTAATAGAAGAGATAATTGAAAATTTAGGAACAATGTCGCCTAACCAATCTCTGTCAAAGTATAAATCATTTTCAAATCCAGGTATCATTTTCTGGATCATTGATTTAAATTCTATATTTAATTTTCTAAAATCATCTGCATTAGAAATTCCATAACTTTCATATTCTTTAGTTTCAGCTTTACCTAAATCTTCAAACTGAGATAAGAAAGTTGTAAATGGAACTAATCCAGATAACATCTTTTTACCTTCATATTTTAATGGCTCTGTTTTGTCAGATGACATTTTTAAGTTTTGATAAAAGTCAGCTAATCTTCCAGCACCATTCATAAAGGTTGCGTTTAAAACATTTTCTCCAAAAGCTAATGCGTAAGCAGATAAGAAATACATAAAGTCTTTATGAACATTATCCCAGCCAGACCAATCATCTTGAATGTTAGCAATGATTGCTCCAACATCTGCTGCCATTGATGCTAAGAAAACTGCTGGTTCAAAACCATTTAAACTTACCTGAAGTTTAGATCCACTTAGACCAGTTAATTCTTGTATCTCATCAGATAAAATATTTTCAAACCTAAAAGATTTAGGTTGTCTGTTACCAGCTTTTTTAAGTTGGTATTTTTTTCTTCCAGATACATCTACATCTGATCCTGAGAAAACTCCAAAATATCCTAATGGAACAAATGCAGCTAAGAATGCCCATCCCATAGCAGCTTTAGCTTTTGCAAGTTCAGCCTCAGCTCCAGGTGTACTTAAAGCTTTTCTATATGATCTTAAAATTCTGTTTGCTCCAGGCATTCTCTCAAGAGCACTTCCAGTTATATTTGTTGGAGTTCTCAAGAAAGTAAAATATTGACTAGAGACAATACTTAATGGATTTAATCCTTTACTAACTTTTAAATCTTGTATTGCAGAAGCTATATCTCCTAAAGCATCATCTCTTTTACTTAAAGGAGTTTGAAAAGTTCTTCTTAATGCAGTCTCATAAGCTTTCTTGGTAAAACTTTCTGGTGGATTAGTTACTAAGGCAGCAAGATAATCTGCTGCTTTGTTTTTAGGTAACATTCCAAGTTTAACTTGTTTTAAAGTTTCTCTAAATCCAAGAGCATATATTTCACTTTGATAAGATGCGTTTTTAAAAAAGTTATCTGCGTTCTGTAAAAATTTATATGGAATACGATCTAATGTGAAAACTCTTCCCATCACATCAAATACTGTGCCATACCAACTAGCTGAGTTCATGCCAAATGCTTGAGAAGAGAAGGCATCAACTGGAGCTTCAAATTTAGTACCAGCTATTTTATTTTCTATTCCAGGTAAATTTTTATAAGTCTTTAATGGATTTGATTGAAAAGCTTTTAGACTTTTCATCTTTTGAGAAAAGCCTCGCCACATATTCATCATGGTTACATGCTCTCCAAAAGCTTGAGCAACATTCTCAAACTCAGCAACACTATCTATTGTTTTGCCACCATATATTTTGGAAGCATAACTTCTTTCCATTCTCTCAATAGTTTTAAAGATATAGTTACCACCTATATTTTTAACATGAGTTAAAGTTCCAGATAAAATATTGTTTAAAAATATCTCAACTAAAGCATCAGATGTTTTTGCTGCTAAAGATTTTTCTGCAAATTTAATTTTCTTATCTAATCCAGGAGTTTCTAAATAAAGTTCAGCAATAGCTTCAATTTGTTTTTTACCACCTAGGTTCATTAAGATGTTGGATCTGTTTAATCGATCCAAATCTAAATTGACAACAGCTCCTTCTTGTACTGGCTCTTTTAATATATTTAATGCTCTAGCAATCTCTGTCTGAGCACCTTTATAGACCTTAGTTAGTTCCGCTGTTAAGGCATGTTGTTGTGCAAATTCTAATGCAACTTTTGAATTATCTCCGCCTTCAGTTCCTAATCTTTGTGCAAGTTGAGTTAATTTCTTATGTTGCGAAATCAGTAAATTTTTTGCTGCTTTTATTTCAGCTGCATTAAGAGGAGTACCTGGTCTTAATTTTAATAAGTTACCAGTTAATGTTTCAGCATTTTCTCCTAAAAGAGTTGCAAGTTCGTTTGTCTCTTTCCAGGTCTGAACACCTCTTTTTTGTTTATTAATTTGTTTTGAATACTGAGCACCTAAAGCTTCAATAGATGCTTTAATATCATCTGAAGCATTTATCTTTCTAAAATTTAAAAAGTTTTCTTCATTACCAGTAAGATCAGCATTTTTTAAAACTTGATCTTGATCAGTTAAAAACTCATCAACTTTTTGTGATGATGATGGTTTAGGTGGTTTTACAATTTTATTTTTAATATTAGTTGGTGTTAAAACTGGACTAACACCATCTGCTTTTACACCTAGTAAAGTTGCTGTATCTAAAGGTTTAACTATTGTTGTTGGATCTGCTGCTTTTAACTCTCCAGCATTAATCTTATCAATCTTTACCTGAGCTTCTTCTAATAATGTTTGACTGTCTTGTTTTGTAAATTTTGTGCCATCTGGAAATTTAGGTGGTTTAGCTTTACCTTTTCCAATGGCATTAATTATAGCTTTAACTACCATGTTTTAATTCCTATGATTTTTTGAAAAAACAAATATTTGAAGATACTTGTTTAATACATATTTTCTGTCGTTTGTGAAATAATATTGTTTTCCATACTATCCGATACTTCACTAGCAGCCCAGGTGGACAAACTAACTGTACCAAATATTTCAAATAGAGGTTGCGAAGAACTAACGACATCTTTCTTCATCTCTGGAGATAATTCTAAAACTGTAACTGGCATAGATGGTTTTGGCAAAGCTTCTATATTGTCATCATAAACTTTAGCATTCCATTTCTTTGCATACTTCTTCATGTAGCTTGGAATAGTTTTATTATATAAATCAAACTTACCTTTACCTGATCCTACAACTGTTACTTCATCAAATATTTTTTCTAATTTTGTTCCTTCTACACTTTCAGAAGCATCTAAAATTAATTGTTGAACATCAGCATAATTTTTATCTCCAACATCTTTTCTTAATACTTTAGACATCTCTTCATAAAAACCTTCATCTCCTGGAAAACCGACTAGAGTTTTTTGTCCAACTACTTTATCGTTTTCATCTAAAAGTTTTACTGCAAAACCAGGCTCAATAGACTGATCTCCTTTAATAAAATCTGTATTTGTATCAAAAGGAGTAACTTCTATTTTTTTTAGTTTATTTATTTTTTGACCATATCTATTAGCAGCTAGTTCTCCTTTAGGAATTGCAATAGCATCAAAGCCATTATCAGCTGCATATCTAGTTAATCTTTTAATAGTGAACTCATACCAAGTATTTTTAAATGGAAAGTCTTTTAATACCTTCTCAGGTGGATATTGCATTTGATCAGCATATCTTGTTATACTTGGTAACGATGCACTTCTAAACATTTCTGTCTTAGATGCTTGTAATAAATCTGATTGCATCTCTTCAACAACTAATGCTTTCTTACCATTAG